TACAAGAATGCGGTGAGGCTCCTGGAGAACATCTCAAGGGGCACCATTTCGATCGGCATCGATCCCGAGCCGGCGGAGAAGTCCGAAGGGGCATCGGAGAGCAACAGGCCGCTGTGCGACCGCATCTTCACCGCCGGCAGGATGAAGGACTTTTAACATGCATACCATCCAGGAGATCGAAGACAAAATAATCGCCGAGCTGAAGGCATCGGGCCTTTCTTCAACAGTGAAAAATATCAGCACCTATCACGGCGAACTGGATTCTCTCGTCGGCGAAATAAGGCAGATGACGATATCATTCCCGGCGATTCTCGTGCTGTACGGGGGCTCCCAATTCAGCGAACCGGCAAACCGTTCCTATGATGACGAGGCAATCTTTACTGTCGTAATTATCGCACAGGATCTCCGGGGCCGCGACAAGCTGCGCACCGGCATATACCCGATCCTCGAGACATTGAAAGACACCCTGATCGACAACGACTTAGGCTGCAGGGACATCGATCCGCTGCACCCGATATCGATAGAGGCAATACTGGTAACAAGCCAGTTCAGCGTCTACGCGCTGGATCTGAGGACAATATTTTCACGGGACTAAAAGGAGGACGCCATGCCGTATAGATTGAAACAGAACGTTGAGAACTTCGAGATCGTCGACGGCCCCTTCGCGGGACGCAAGTACATCTCCGGGGAGACCTACACGGAGATCCCTTCCGCAGAGGCCGCACGGTTCGAAAAGGTCAGGGAAGAAAAACCGGCCGAACCCGACAGGGCAAAAACAAAACCGGAGGTGACCGATGCGTAACTATCTTGCGGACTACAACCTGCTGGCCGTATCGGCCAATGCGAAAGAAAGTGCCCTGAATACAGAACAGACGCTTGACACGTCCCTGCTCGTGGCCAAGGGGAACGTCATCGGCCTCGCTCCCAGGCGCGAGGATAACCGGGATGAGCTCACCGGCAAGGAAGAGCCGGACACGGTCTATGACCTCGGGGCGCTTTCCGAGGGGTCGCTTGATTTTGAGAAGGCCCAGGCGCAGCATTTCGGTTTCGGCTACGCCTATGCCCTGGGCAGCCCGGCCGCAGGATCCGCCTGGGGGACAGGCTACAAGCACGTCATCGCGCCGACGGCGAATATGTTCCTGCCTTCGTTCACCCTGGGCCAGAGATTCGGTCAGACGATCATGAAGCGGCGCTATGCCTCGATGCACATCGACCAGCTCACCACGACGTTCGCAAAGGACTCCTGGGCGAAGCTCGCCCTTAATGTCAAGGGCACCGGCAGGTTCACGGACAATATGTATAAAGAAACCGTCTCGGCGGTCTACAACGCCGCATCGCTCACGCTTGCCGCGAACGGCGTCCATGGGGCCGATGCGGCCACGAGGCTCGACAACGTCCACGCGATCCGCGTCCTGGTGCCGACGACGGGTGAATGGAAGGACGTGGCCTTCAGCGCCGTCTCGTCTGCGACCCCGGCCGTCATCACCATAACCGCACCTGGCGGTGTTGCGACATCGACCAGCTATGAGATCCTCTATGTCCCGACCGAGCCAGCCTGGTGCACGTTCCCGGCCCGCGTCACAGAACCGCCGCTGAGGGTGACGGACCTCGTAGTCACCGTCGGCGGCAAGTGGAACGGGACCGCGTTCCTGGAAGGGCACGCGATGTCGTCCGAGATCGAATCCATTGAGCACGTCGTCAACAACAGCATGTCCATCGAGTTCCGCCCCGGTGGGACCGGGAGCCATGCGAACTACGCGATACGCCAGGGGCGCGTCCAGACGCTCAGGCTCAACCGGCAGCTTCGGGACTTCATCATGCAGCAGAAGATCAAGGACAACGAGTATCTGGGCGTCAGGATGAAGGCGACCGGCGCCGAGTTCGAGACGGGCAAGAACTATTATGTCGACGTCGTCTTCCCGCGTTGCAACGTCCTCAAGGCCGACATATCCGTGAACGGCAAGGTCCTCGCCGAGGCGGGGGACCTCATCGTGCTCCAGGATGACACCTACGGGTCCGTCCGGGTGGAAGTGGCCAACAAGGTAAGCGGCTACGCGCAGTAAGAGAAAAGGAGGTCTGATGAACGAAAAAGAGTTCACCTATGTCATAGACGGAAAGACTTACGTGCAGAGGCCGCTGGTCCTGGGCCAGATAAAACAGCTTGTGAGCATCCTTGAAAACATGTCGGTCGACATCTTTGTCAATGAGATGGAAATGACGAAGCTTCTGATAAGCAATGCTGGACCGGCAATTGCCGTGATACTCACAGAAGAAGGCACATCGCCAAAAGACAAGGACGTGCAGTATCTTGCCGGTGAACTTGAATTCGCGATAGACGCGGAGACGATCACAAGGGTGATCCAGGATTTTTTCGCCTGCAACCCCGTAGCTTTGATCTGCGAGAAAGTAGCGGGGATGGTGAAAACGGTTCAACGGACAATGGAAACTGGATCGACAGGATCTGTATCCTCCTCTCGGGAGGGGATATCACAAAGTGGGAGCAGATCCTCTGGGGATACACCCCCGGAGAGTGTGTCCCCTGGATCGAGTACCGGTCAAGGGACGTGATGTTCCGGGAGGCGGTCCTTGCTTTTCTCGGGGTTGATACAAACGGCGGCGGATGCACCAAGGAACGAAAAGAGCGCTGCAGGTTCGAGTGGGGTGAGTACATTGAATGGGCCTGTAGTGTTTGTGAACATAACACTAATCGGAAGAATAAGGAAACCTGATGCAAAATAAGGTCGAGATCATCATAACCTCTGACAGCAAGGGGGCAATCACCGGGATCGCCCAGGCCGGAGAATCGATCAAGAGCCTGCGGTCTCAGGTTACCGGGCTGCAGGCATCCCTCGGCGATGTCGCCAAGGGACTGGGCCTGTTTTACGGGATCAAGGAAACAATCGAGGGCGTCACCTCGGCGGTCCGGGAATCGCTGCGGTTTCTGGGACAGATGGAGACCTCGGCGCTCGGCATAGCAGCAGCCTACATGGTGGGCGGCAAATATATCGATCAAACCACGGGCAAGGCGCTTGCCGGCGAGGCGGCGCTGCGTGCCGCCCAGGGGGAATCCAAACAGATGCTCGAAGAGCTCCAGGTCGCCAACATGCAGACGATCGCCACGCTCGACCAGCTCGTCAGGGCCTATCAGGAGACGCTCCCCGTTGCCATGTCCAAGGGCTTTGACAAAAAAATGGCAAAGGACTTCACTGTCGCGATGGTCCAGGCGGCCGGCGCGATCGGGCTGCCGCTGGAGCAGATGGGCGAGGAGACACGCTCCATCCTTACCGGCAATATCAATCCAAGAACGTCCCGAATCGCCACGGTCCTCGGGCTTCGCAACGAGGACATCAAAAACGTTGAAGGAAACGCACAGAAATTATTCGACTTCCTCATGGAAAGGCTCGACGCCTACAAGGTGGCAGGCATCGAATCACAGAAGACCTGGGCGGGCCTCTGGAGCAACACGAAGGACATCGCGCTCCAGATCGGCGGGAAGGTTTTCGAACCGCTTTTCGAAGCGATAAAGGAAGGCCTTTCAGAAATAACGAACAAGATCGTCGCCATCGATGAAAAAACAAGGACCATCAAGTGGAACGATGAGTTCCTGTCGACTATTAACATGATCAGAGAGGCGATATCGATCGCGATAGATGACGTGACGCGGCTCGCGATGTTGCTCGACAAGGCAGGCGGGACAATGACCGCCATCATGCACTACGGGACACTCGCGGAGTATAAACTAAGCCTCGGTACCTGGACGGAGGCCGGAAAGTCCGCCGAGAAGTGGAAAGAGCGCAACAAGATGTATGAGGAGCGCTATAAGGAGAATGAGCGGTCTCTTTATACCCGACAGGTGACAAGGCAGGGAGTTCTCAAGCCTGCATCCCCCGAGAAGCTCGAGGCGCTCCAGTGGACCACGCCAGCCGGTGCAGGCCTCGTGGAAATGACAACGAAACACGGCCAGAAGCTCTATTTCGAACAGAACGAAAAATCCCAAAAAGCAGGATATAAGGCGAATCCTCCGAGGCCGTCCAAAGACAAGACGGATGAGGCCCGGGCCGGGGTTGAAGCGGGGCTGAGAGAAAAGCTCGCCCTGTTGAGGGAAGAAGAAGCCCAGAAGCTCGAATTCCTCAAGACGGACGAAAAGCGCAGGGAGCTGAGCCATAAGAAAGGGATCCTGTCAGAAAAAGAATACATATCTGAGACAAATGCCCTTAAGAGAGAAGCTCTGGAATGGGGCATCGCGTATGCCCAGAAAGAGAAGGAAGCCATCTCCCTGGCGTGGGACCAGAAGAAGGGTTTATACAACGAAGAAAAGGACCGGATAAAGGAGGAAGGCCGGGTCAAGGTGGAGCTTACAAAGCGGGACACGGAGATCGCGAAGAAGAAAGAAGAGCTTACCCGTCTTGGCATCGATAACACCATTGAGGAGATCGAATACAGCAAAAGGCTTTCCGAGGCCAGGCGTGATGGTGAGCTCAAGACCCTTGAGGCGGAGCTGTCACTTAAAAAGAAGCTGATCGAGATCGGTCTTGAGCGCGGCGAGATGACACAGCTTCAGGCAAAACAGAAAGAGCTTGACCTTGAGGAACACATTCAAAAAGTCCGTATCGAAAACCTCCGCCTGAAATACCGGGAAGCAGAAAAAGATGCAGAAAAGATCAGCATCCTTGCTGAGATTGCCGCGCAGGAGCAAGAGATTCTGGCGATAGCCGCCCAGAGGGCGAGGACAGAGCAGGAGATGTATGGAAGCCTTGAGGAAGGGCTGAGTGAAGGTCTAAAAAAATACACCAGCGAAACGCGTACGTCATTTCAACAGGGCGTTGAGATCGCCCGGCAGACGGCGCAGGGAATGGACCAGGCGTTCTCCGACCTCTTCTTCGATTCTTTTCAGGGAAAACTGGGATCCCTCTGGGACCATGTCAAAGCCTTTTTGACGTCGGTCCAGCGCGCTCTCGCGAATTCATTGGGACAGCAGTCTACAAGTTTTATCACAAAAGCGGTCTCATCCCTGTTCTCTTCCGGCGGGAACACAGGCACCGCCTCCGGGGACGTCGATTCGGGGTACTTCGATACAAAGCACGACGGCGGCATCGTCAGAAAGTTCATCCCCACCTTCCACGGCGGCGGCCTCAACGACAATGAGCGCCTGGTGATCAACAAGGTGGGCGAGCGTTACATCACCGAGGAGCAGAACAGCTGGCTGAACCGGGTGGCCAGGGTC